TAATGGTGTCATGGGTTCAGCCGTTTGGACAAGTTGCCCTGCGATGATTTTGCTTGATCTTTTAACTACTGAAAGATACGGATTCGGGACACATATTGCAGATGCAAACCTTGATTTATTTTCTTTTGTAACCGCATCAAAATTTGCAAATACTCTTGTTGATGATGGCTTTGGCGGACAAGAGGCCAGATTTTCAGCCAACGTAAATATTCAATCTTCAAGTTCCGCGTTTGATTTGATAAATGAACTCGCGGGCGTGATGCGTTGTATGCCTATCTGGTCAACAGGCTCTATATTATTGGCTCAAGATTCCCCAAAAGATTCCTCGTTTCTTTTCTCACTTGCCAACATTTCTAGTGATGGTTTTAATTATTCAGGCTCAAGCCTAAAACAAAGACATTCTGTAATTTCTGTAAGTTATTACAATATGGATTCGCAAGATATAGATTATGAAGTCTTTGAAAATACTACTTTGTCAGCAAAGATTGGAAAAGTTGTAAAACAGGTAAAAGGTTTTGCTTGTACATCGCGGGGTCAAGCGCTCAGATTGGCAAAGGCAATTGCATTTTCTGAAGCAAATGAAAGTGAGCTAGTGACATTCACGACATCAATGGAAGGTGGCTTGATGGTTAGGCCGGGCGCTGTAATTGATATTAATGACCCTGTTCGGGCGGGTGTAAGGCGTTCAGGAAGGTTAAAAAGCGTTACTTCAACAACTGTTGTTACAGTTGATGATTCTGAAAATACAGATTTGCCTTTATCGGCAAGTCCGACTTTATCTTTGATTTTGCCAAATGGCACAGTAGAAACAAAGAATATTTCAAGTATTTCAAACGGTGTTATAACTGTGGACGCTGCATTTTCACAAACACCAAACGTAAACACAATATATTTAATTCAAAATTCAACGATTGAAGCGCAAAAATTTAGAGTAATAACAGTTGAAGAAACAGATTCAATAAATTATACAATTACAGCTTTATCTTACATAAACGAAAAATATGCATTTATTGAAGATGGTGAATCTTTACCAACAAGAACAGTTTCAAAATTAAATGACCTACAGCCGCCGCCCTCTAACCTTTCAGCAATTGAAACAATTATTCCAATAAATAATCAAGCTGTTTCAAAAATTGTTTTAAGTTGGCAGCCAATAACAGGTGTTGTTGAATATCAAGTAAATTATCGATACAATAACGGAAATTTTGTTTCAACAAAAGTTTCTAGTCCTGATTTTGAAATATTAAATAGTCAACTTGGCGTTTATGAATTTCAAGTTTTTAGCTACAACATTATTGCGCAACTTTCAGCAACATCAAATGATTTAACTTTTAATGCTGTTGGAAAAACAGCCTTGCCAGAAAATCCAAGCGGATTAACTCTTGAACCTGTCTCAGATCAGTTTGTACGACTACGTTTTAACCCTGCAACGGACATTGACGTAACTCACGGAGGCTCTATTTCCGTGCGCCATACGCCCGCTGTAAACCCTACTGTTGCGACTTTTGCAAATTCTACAGAAATAATCCCCAAACTTTCAGGCAATATCAGCGAAACACTTGTACCAGCACTTTCTGGTACTTACAGTATTAAATTTATTGATGATGGGGGACGTAGATCAGATGCCGCCGCAAAAATTATTGTTACACAACCAGACCCACAGCCTAATCAAGTAATACTAACAGAGAGAGAAGATACTGATTCTCCACCATTTCAAGGAGAAAAAGTCAGAACTTTTTACGATTCGGATTTGGATGGTTTGTTACTAGATGGCACTTTGTTATTTGATGATATTACGCAAAATATTGATGATTTATCAAATATTGATTTCGCCGGCCCAATAGCTTCAAGCGGTAGCTATGAGTTTCAAAACAAGGTTGATATGGGTGCGATTTTCAACTTAACACTTAAAAGAAGATTTGTTACCGCAGGTATTTTACCAAATGATCTAATTGATTCAAGAACTGCAAATATTGATACATGGACTGATTTTGATGGGAGCCTTGCTGAAGATGTAGGAGCCAAATTATTAGTGGCAACAACTAATATCGACCCAGCAACTTCTGTTTCAGCTACTTACACTTTATCAGGAGGTGTAATTACAGTTACAAAAACTTCGCATGGATATTCTGTAGGAGACTTTGTTGTATGTGATTTTACATCAGGTGATGCTGTAGATGGTAATTATGAAATACAAACAGTAGCAGACGCAAATACATTTACACTAAGCACAAGTGTAAGTTCAACGCATGGTGACAGAAATGTGACTTATGGTGCAAACTTTACTCAATTTAATACTTTTGCTAATGGAGAATATACAGGAAGGGGATTTAAATTTAAAGTTGAATTAACATCAGATGACCCAGCACAGAACATTAATGTTTCAGAACTTGGATATGAAGCGAGTGTAAAACAAAGAACCGAAACAAGTGTTGGTAATAGTGATGCCACAAATGGCCTTATTGCCTCTGGCACATCAAACTCTGGAAAAACAGTCACATTCAAAAATCCATTTTTTACAGGCACAGGATCTCTTGGTGGTTCAACTTCAGCATTTTTACCAACTGTAGGAATCACACTAGAAGGTGCAGTTACTGGAGATTATTTTAAAATTACATCAATCACAGGTACGCAGTTTGTTATAGAGGTAAGAGATGCAAGTAATAACATTAAAAATTTAAATTTTAGATATACCGCACTTGGGTTTGGTAAAGGTACATAAATATGTTTATATTTAAGTTATCAACTAATATATACTTAAATAAAAAGGTCTAAGAAATGCCAACACATGATTACGATATTGCTAACCAATCTGGTGCTGCATTCAGAACAGACTTAAATAATGCCCTCCTTGCGATTGTAAGTAATAACTCAAATTCATCGGAGCCGGCCACAAAATATGCTTATCAATGGTGGGCTGATACTTCAGCAAATATTTTAAAAATTAGAAACTCATCGAATAATGGTTGGATAAATTTATTTACTTTGGCTGGTGGTTTAGATGTAGATGCTGCTAGTAATTTCAATAATGATGTAACTTTTCATGGTGCTGGTGGCGATATAGTTTTTGATAAATCAGAAAATCAATTTGAATTTGCTGATAATATGGAAGTTCGATTTGGCACAGGTAATGATTTTGCAGTAACACATACTGGATCAGCTACAAATTGTACAAACTCTACTGGTGCTTTAAATATAAAAGGTGATGATATTCACTTACAAAATGCTGCTGGTTCTGAAGATTACATAGATTGTACAGTTAATGGTGCGGTGAACCTGTACTGTGATGATATAAATACGTTAAGCACTTCATCAAGTGGTGTTGATATAAAGGTAACAAGTGGAGATACATCTATTCCCCCAGCAAAATATTTATTAGTTTATAACTCCAATAATAGTGCTAGCACAATGGCTGGTATTAGGTTTGTTGCTACAAGTACAGCATCAAACGATCATTATATTTTTCAACAGAGACATAGTGCTGGCGGTGGTGCCGATTTAATAATTTCTCAAAACACAAACGAAAGAATAAGATTTCCAGAAGGTGGTGGTATTACATTTCATGGAGATACGGCTGCTGCAAATTCGTTAGATGACTACGAACAAGGGACTTTTACGCCAGCTGTATCAAGTGGCGTTGGTGGTGGAAATATTGCTTATAACTCTCGTTCTGGTAGATATACAAAAATCGGTAATATAGTCTACTTCACATTTCATATGAATATTTCTTCTGTTACTCTTGATGATGGTAATTTAAAATTTGGTCAATTACCTTTTACAGTAGAAGCAAATGACGGAAATAAAGCTGGTGCTGCTTTTTTAATTATTTCAAATGGAAACTTGCCAGAAGATTGTACCTTTAGGGCTGAAACAAACGATACACAAATATTAGTTATAAGCGCTGCTGGTGATGCTGTTGTTGCAAATACAACAAGTTTAAATGCTGGAAACAGACAGGTCGCACTAGCAGGTTTTTATTACACTACTGCAACCTAATAGAATTAAGACCGAAATTTGTCTTTAAACTACCTAAAACTGTTTTAATCGGAGATTAATCCTAATGGCACTAACTGAATCTATTGAATATGACAAAATAGAGGTCAAGGGCGCATTTAAAGATGTACACGTCAGAAAAGCGACTGTTATCAAACGTGATGGTGTAGAAATTTATGGTGCTAGAACATTTGAAAGATATGTTTTACAGGCTGGTACTTTAGATAGCTCAAATAATTTAGTTGATAATCCATTAACTAAAGAACCTGATGGAACAACCGATATTCCAGATGATATAAAATCAATCTGTTCTGCCGTATGGACGGCAGACGTAAAAGCCGCTTGGAAAGCACAACTTATAGTCAACAAAAACAACGAAACTACTTCTTCATAATTATGTCAGACAATCAAAAACGAATCGATCAACTAAACCTAGAAGGACAACTTGCAACCGAAGAATATAACAAAATTCAACAAAAAATTCAAGAATTAATTGTTGCTCGTGAGTCTTTCAAACTAAAAGCCTTTTCTTGTGCTGAAAGAGTTAAAGAATTACAAGGACAAACAAAAATTGTCTCGCCAAAGACTAATTAATTTTTTCTTGCATTTGTCTTGTCATCATTCCAAGGGTTATATATAAGGGCGCCAATGCACAGATTCCGCAGAAGGTTATAATTGTAACAGGCACTAATGCTTTCAAAAATGCTTCTCGAATCATGGCTCGTATTTCTCAAATATTATCTATTTTAAGTTTTATAATCAGCGC